ACCATACTGAGTATGCCAACCCGAGATCTTGTATGGGTGCGACATATCGTTGACTCTCGTGCGAACGAAGTTACCGTCCGAATCTTCTGCGGTCTCAGTAATACTGGTAGACATAATGCCATTACCAGAACGTTTTAACACAGAAGCAGTAGAAAACGCCTCAACTGGGGCAGGCGGTTCAATGAACGACTCCTGTGGACCAAGGTTGAAGTCATAAACAGAAGTGATCGCGACCTGTCCAGCAAGGTACATACCAGCAGGGTGGACGAAAGTCTTATATGCGTCTTTCCAAGTAGGCACGCCGATTGGGGCAGAGATTAACAAACCGTACAACTGGTAGAACTTATCGTTGGTGATGTACTTGTTTGTTACATCAGAACCGATAGTCGTGAAGGTGTCTCTGGTTGCGAATATCTTGAGGTTACTTGTCGCAGGAATTACTCCATTAGTTGCGATGCTCGAGATAATGCTGTCTGTTGGATCAAGGGACTGTCCCGAAGAATCCAAAGGTGTTAGAGATACTACCTGTCGTGCGAAGTTGATGTTGTAGTCGGTATCCTGACGGAGTATGCGGTACTCTCCATCTGAGTCCTGCACGGATACAGTTAGTTCCGAACCCTTGTATGTGTACGGAAAGTGTATGGCACCACTACCGCCTGGGAATATCATCTCCTCTTTGTTCACGTCACCAACGTAGAACACCTCGTCCTTACCGTATCGAACGTCAATATCAAGACCGTAAAAGACTCGGAAGAATTGCTTGATGGAGAACTCAGTACCCTTAGATCGGTACAAAAGGTTTGAGAATTGCAGTGCGGTACGCTTATCGTTAAATGACTCGAAGTAAGGTTTGCCCAGAAGAAGTTCGCTGGATATGAACGTAAGAAGTTCTTCTTTTGCTCCGGTAATGTCTCGCGAGAGGAGAAGATCGTTCAGTTTCTCTACTGGGTTATCTGCCTGCTCAAAGGTTTTGTAATACTCTTGCAAGAAGTTTACCAGTTTAGGATACTTCTCGTCAAAGTGCGCAGGCAATGCCTCGAAAACTGAATATCTGTCGAGATCCAGTTCGCGGCGATAAACGTCTGTAAGGGTCTTATCAATTGCCATCGTTATTACCTAGTAGCGACCTTGATCGTTTTACTAAATGAATCTTCTGGGTCATACTTGATGATGTTGTTCAACTGCGCTTCAACCACTGACTGGTTCGCAGGAATAACAGATATCTTTATGTAGTTCCTGCCTCCTGCTATATTTTGCACAGTTAATCCATTTAGAGTGACCTTCCCTGTTGCTGGATCATATGTCCCGATAGATCCGTCTAGCACCTTTCCGGCGACAGTGACGAGTTCAAGTTCGTTAGTTGCCGCGACGGTGAACAATGCCTGCGAAGAACCTGCTGGCGCAACGTTGACCCTACGGTCTAATTTGTTGCGGACGAACACAGTCTGATTCTTGAATGTGAATAGTGAAGAGTAAACGCTCGCCTCAGTAGACTCAGAAGGGTCTTGAATTGTCAAAGGGAAATCAATAACGTGATTCTCTTCGAGACCAAGAGTAGGCAGAACCCTTTTGTTGACAATGATGTTTGTGCGAGAAGAGAGCACAGAAGGATCAGATTCATCTACAGCAGACAACATGTTCGAACGACGAAATACTTGGTCGAACTTACCGGTGTTATCTGAGAAATAAGTAGAGATCGCTTCCTCAACATTAGATCGAATACTTGACTCGGAGAAACCTGTCAGAGATGCATTCCACTGGAAGAAAGTCTGAGTCGAGATGAACGTAGTTTCTGGATCAGTAAACTTCAGGTTGAATGACGCAATAGAAAACTCGTCTGCCAGATCAAGGATGCCTTGTCGAATATCAGAAACTGTCCCGTTGGTCAGTCCTTCTTTAAATACGATAGAGGTAAAGACCGCGCCGTAATCTGGTTCTGGATCATCTTCCCCGCCCCACGACTTAATGTCTTCGATGAACGCCGAATACTTCTTCAGGATCAACGCAGAGTAGTCAGTAGATGTTACCATACGGTTTTGTGCAGCATATTGGAACGGTGCGTTTAGACGGATCGATTCGATACCCTCTTTCTCACCACCGCCTGCGGATCTGGTTGAAACAGAAATCGAAACATTAGAAGGGTCGACGTCATATGCGCCACCGCTAGTGGTGGCAAGAGAAAGTGTAGACGCCAAGGACATAGTCGGGATGTTGTTCGCTTCTTCTCCGCTCGCGCGAAGATAGTTTACGTCGATGACCTGACCCGCCGAAGGAGCAACACCAAGAGAGTTGCCGTTACCGAAAGTCAACTCATAGTATTGGTTAGGTGACTCGCGCAAGACGTAGAGGCGAGATAATTCGTCGATCGTGGTCGCGTCGAGCAGGTTGGTATAGACGTTGAATCCAGTACCGCCGTCGATGTTCGAAGACTGTTGGTTCTCAAACACCTTGATGATAGCAGTGGAGATGTCGATGTCCTGATCTGGGATAACGTAAACAGCATCTACACCAGAACCAACCAAGAACTTCTCGCTTTTCTCGTCGCCCTCAAATACTTTAACAGGGAGAGAAGCATCAGCAGTCGGTGCGAAAGAGTAGACTCCGTTGTTACCAGTTGCGGTCAACGACTCACGGTTGGTGAAGGTGTAGTCGATAGCGTCCTTAGTTCCGCGAAGAACCAAAGCACCTGGTTGGAGAGTTTGCGATTGCAACAATCCAGAAACGCCAGTCAGGTTCAAGGTTAGAGTCACCGAGGACTCAGCAGACTTCTTGGAGTCTGGGACGTAACCGATAGACTCTGCAAGGGATACAACGGACGGACGCAATTGTGCAGTTACGAGGAAAGACTCGTTCAGCGCGAAGTTCGCCTGCAATGCGTTCATGTGCGTGTTGTACGCAAGGACGTCCAGTAGGTTCGAAAGACCTGCGCCCTCGAAGTCGTAATCGTTAAACTCTCCGCTTTGCTTCAGGAAAGTCTTTAGATTGTCTTTGATCTCTTGAAAGTCGAGATCAGTCGATTTAATCGTGGTTGCCATTATCGTAACCTATTCATGTTGACTGCTGCTGTTAAAGTTCCGTCTTGGGTTTCTACTCGAAACTCTACCCTAATGTAAATTGTATTTCTAAAGTTATCCCTGAGAGTCTGTGCGCCTCTTCGGATCGCTTCCTTACCGTCATAGAACTTAACGTCTACAACCTTTGCACGTGGTTCGTCTCGCTCGATTGCTTTTGTTACCATATCTCTGACAAAAGGTTCAGAGTAATTCTCTACGGTTTCGAAGAGCATAGCGCGGAGGTTACCACCGAAAAATGGATTAAAAGGTTTCTCGAAGTGGTTGGTAAGAAGTATGTTCTCTACTGCCTGTATAACAGCAGCGGCATCCGTTTTCTTATAGATGTCGCCCTGCATGACACCGTCCTCGTTCAAAGCACCTGGCTTGGTGTTGAATGTAAGGTCGATATCGGAATTTCGGATCTTCTTACCCGTAACGAGGGTCGTATCCGTTAATCCAGGTGTGACTCTTTTTAGTGCCATTAGAAATAACCTTTATTGTTCTTGGTTTATTTATACAAGAAATCAGTCGGTTATTTCAATGAGATCAGATCCAGACAGAGTTTTGCGGTTAAAATATGTGTTGACCTTTTGCTCGAAAGTAGCAGTGAAGTCTTTTTGTATTCTCGGCATGACAACGATCAACTGTTGGGTCATTACCTGATCAGGTCGAGTTATGTCGTAATCCAGACTCAACTGGTCGAAGAAGAAGGTATCGCGGATATACAGCGCCAACTCAAACGTTGCAGAGTAGTCGATCTTCCCTCTGGAGTTGAACAGGGTGTACACAACAGCGCGACCCTCGTACTTCAGTTGGTTAATCGGCAGTGATCCCTTAACGATAGACTTCTGAGTGCTTCCACCGTCTTCTTTGCGGTATGGTTCTCTCCAGTAATAGTTCTCTGCTGGTTCACGCGACCCGTCAAACGCCTCACGAATACCGTTGGCAGGGTTGTAATACCCTTCAGTTACTTGTAGGCGGTAATCTTTGAATTCCTTTGCAGAAGCGACACCTTCCATCAACCAAGCGTGCAGGTAATACTGTCGAGCGAGGTCTTGTCTCTGCGATAAGATCGGAATCATATCGAGGGAGCACTTAGATCCAGGTGCACCGAAGAACTTAGAAAGGGTGGCAGACTTCGACAGGCGAGTACCACTCGTGATCGGGGCATCATTGCGGTCTGGGTTGTATAGCGGATCAGCAACGATAGTTCGCGAGGTTGCTTGAACGTTCTTTGGCAAGAAGGTCTTGGAGGATCTCTCTACAGGGTTTCCGAGCAACGAGTAACCAAAACGCGGTTGGGGTACACTTTGACCACTACGCTTCTGCTCGTAAGGTGCAGGAGGCGCAGGAAGGGCATACAAAGGAGAGAGTCGGTTTTCGTCCAACAAGGAGTCGATACAGGTTGCCGCTTTCAGTTCGTCCTTACCTGTGTTCGGTCTAGACTCATTAGCACCGTCCATAGTTCGCAACTTGGAGCGGATCTCTGGGGTCTTTGGCGTGTAGTTGAAATAATTTGCATATGTGTCGACTTTCGCGATCTTCGCCTCAAGAGTTCCGTCCCCGTCGATAGAGATCTTTCGCACAGCATATGGGGAAGTCTTATTCCATACTTCCCACCAGTCGACTGGGTTACCCATATATCCAAACAGTGGTTCGTGGGGAACCCTCGAGTCTGGCCAGTTCTCTGCCATCAGGATAGCAGCATCTGGGTCTTTGTTCAAGAAGGTTGCGCCAGCGTGCTCAACAGAAGCAAACATAGAGTGCTTCTCCTTTGCACCCCAACCCCAGTCGAACTTGTATTCTGGTTTATTGTAGTCTTTCATAACTCCATATGAACCAAGCAACCACTTGCCGTCGTTTGGGGCAGGTGGGAACAGAGGAGTGCCGCTTACTGCATCAGCAGAAGCAGAAATATTAGCATAGTTGGAGATATGAGCACTGTGGGCGTCTTCAGAAAACTTTGCGTATTTTGCAGTCCATGCTTCGAGTGCACGTCCAACCAAGTTACCGTGGAATACAGTTTCCTTACCCTGACCGTCTTCACCACCCGAGAACAGACCACCGTAGTAGTGGAAGTCTGGTCCACCGATCTTACCTTTACGACCGATGATGCGCATGTCTTCTGCTGACCAAGTCATGAACCCACCAGTTGCCCCAGTGATATGCTTCTCAGCAGAAAGACGAATTGCCCTTGTTGCTTGAGGCAAGATGTCCTGACCCGCAGACAAAGTAATGTCTTTCTTGGTAACAATGCGGTGTTCGCTCGCGCCGAAGTCTAAACGGTCACCCCAAACCTTAGTGTCCATATTACCACGGACGATAGTCTGGTGAACATCTCCTGTTTCGGTGATGTATGTGCCGTGCACAGAGTGGTTGTGGTTAGAACCGACAGTGACGTTCATAGTGCCACCGACGTCAAGGTTGTAGTTGCCATTGACTGTGATGTTAAGGTCACCGTCATATGTCATGTTACCTTGTCCGGCAACCACCAACTCATGGTCAGCACCGACGACTTGTACTTGATGTGTTCGAGATACAACTGCAACGGATCCGTCTTGTTTGAGTTCGACACCAGCACCAGTGTGATGCTTGATAAGGATACGCTCGTTTCCTGGAGTATCGTCGATCTCAAACGAGTGACCGGATGGGGTTTCGTTTGCGTTGTTGAATGGGAAGACGGAAGTTGTGCCCATTGGCACGTCGAAGTTTACACCGAAAGTGCTACCGCCCATCCAAAGGTCGTTGACCTTTATGCCACGTCCTGCTTGACTAATGCTGGATGAGAACCAATTATGACGTCTAGGATATTCGCCAGTAGGATCGACTGTTCCGTCAACAGGGATGCCGGTTGTGAGTTCTGGACTCTCTCCGAGCGGGTCACTGAGACGGTCAGTTATCTTGTTGTTACCTGTAGTCATTAAAAGTTCTTCTCAAGTACGTCTGGGTCTTTTTCAAGTTCGAACGTGGTAGGTGTTTCAAGGTCTGCCACGTCGTCTCCCAGAGTTGCGTCAGATATAACTGCCTGACCAGATTGTTTTGCCACGATCTCTTGTGGCGATAACGCAGGGTCTGATGGTGGGTCGTCATACAGACTCTGCTTGTTAAAGTTGTTATACACATAATCACGAACGTCAAACCCAGGATCCTCTTGGGAGACGTCGACGTCCATATGCCCAAGTGCTTGACCACCTGGGTATTGGTTGAAGAACGTGCGGAATATTTGATACAGACTATTCCACTGTGAACGAGTGATACTGCGCGAGGATGTTTCCTCTACAATGTTCTCGTTACCCGAAGGCACGTTCACGCCCCCAACCAGACACACACCGATAGAGTACGCGTCATGGTTATTTATAGGGGTATGAGAACCGACCGAATTCATGGCAACCCCACGCTCGATCGACCCGTCACGTTTAATAATTAGGTGGTACGCGCTCGCGCCCGCACCAGTGAGCGAGTCTAGGTCTGCTGCTGTGAGGTTTGCGTTTGTGAAAGTCTCTGACCAGTGTACGATGATCTCTGAAACGTCTCGGGTCATACTGCCCATTTCTGCTTCAAGTTCTTCTACTGATGAGATAAACTGACCGCCTGGAAGAAGGTTGCCTGTGCCGATCTCATACGGAGGGATACCGATAAAACCTTCTTTCTCGACGTCGATCAATTCCAGACCGGTGAGTGTCCTGTTTAACTCTTCGGACATCAGTCCCTCAGCGTCTGCTGGAAGTATGTTCGCGCTGCCTGATAGAACCGCAGACGCCATACTCTTCAGAGTGTCAGAGTTTTGTTCGGCAAGGTCGACGATACCTGCACCATCTGCGATGCTCGCAATAGCGTCACTTACTGGACCCACCTTCCTCAAAGTGTCCAGACTTATCAAGTCGTTTCCAGAAACCACCTGTGCGATAACTCCCGAGGCAATCTTGTCGACAGAAGGAACTTTGCCAGCGAGGTCAAGAATTCCGCTGGCGCTCAACTCTCCGTTTAGGATACTCATCGTTTGGTTGATGATTGAGTTTGCTGCGTTCTGTGCAAATCCAGGTAATCCAAATTCTGCCAAAGCACCGTCAATTGCTCCGGTGACGTTGCGCAGTTTGCTGGTATACTTGTTAGTGATCTGTGATAGTTCGTTCTCGATGTTCACAGAAGGTAATGCGTTCTGCGCCTTGTTAAGCAGACCACTACTTTGCAAAACATTCGATAGTGTCTCGACTGACATACCTGGAGTAGTTCCTACCATGATCTCAGCGACCTGATCATATAACTCGGCGGGTGCTGCTTGATCGAAAGGAGTGTTGTCCAACGCCTCGCGCACGAGGTTATCGATCTTATTCTTAGCAGTGTCGGGCAAGGTGCCGCCAGACAGAACATCATAAGATGCGTATGGTTGGTTACCCGCCTGAACTCCTCGGGCAATCAGGTTGTTTAGATTTGAAACGTCAGAGATTGCCATTATTAACTACCACCTGGAAACGGCAAATCCGCTTCGGCATCATTGTCTGGATCGCCGTCATAAAGCACCTGATCGTTCCACAGATTATCTTCATAAAACTTATTACGATCTTCTGGTGGTATCTGGTTTGGCGGGAACGTCTCTGGATGGTTGACGGCAATACCGTTACGGAAGAAGAACGCATCTCTGTATATCTTGCTTGTCTTTCCGCTGTTGCCTTCCGGAGACTCGTTGAGTGGAGAGATAAAGTTGACAAGACCTTCCTTGCCCTGCTTGACAAACTTCAGTCCTTGGTTTGGTGGGTAGGTGCCGATGTCCGTTGCCATTTGTGGAACAGTATCGTCGTACATCCCGTTGCTCTTCTTCTTCAGAACGTTATCAAGCATCCACATAACACTCTTCGGAGTTGCTGATTGGAAGATTCTATGTGGGAAGTTATTTCTCTCGTTATTGATGTGATACTTTGGGTTGTCTGCCTGATGTTCTTGTACGGCATCGCCGCCAACAGATAGAGTGACAGTATCAAAGTACCATGCGATCGGATCAGAGTATTGTGCCGTGATACCGTTGTATGGTAGGAACGTGCCGACCGTGACAACCTGAGGGACTTCTGGATCGTCTGCCCAAAGGTAACCGTGTTTCCAATCAGTCTCTCCCCAATTAGGTGCTTCGCCGATTGGAGGGGTTGGTAGTGGTTTTGATTCTGGTTCGTACCAGAAATTTACAGGGGCATCGTTGATTGTTCTTTGGTAGAGATACTTGTCAGTTCCGGAGTAGTTGATCTGGTTGAACTCGTCGTCGTACATGTGATCACCGGCACGACGTTCTGGGTCATCGTATTGTGGACCTTGGTCTTCCCACCACTGGGGCAACTCCATCTCACCGTGAACCCAAAGCATTCCCGTGCCGTAGGTGAGGTGGTCGATATCTGGGACTTCTTCGGTCAGAGAAACCCAACCGTCTGCGCGGTCTGAGTGACTCGGTCGCATGTCATTCTGAGGTGCCTTACCAAAAGAATTGAGTGTTCCGAAACGCTCAAAGTCTCTTCTTGCGTATCTTCCGATTTTAGAAAGATTTTCGACCAACCACTGCCTTGCTCGATCTGCGTGTACTTGCTCAAGTTCTCTTATGCCGACAGTGTCGAAAAGATTCTTGACGAAGTTGTTAAGATCCTTCAGGTTGATTTGCATTATCTTGCTCCCAGCGCAGAGTAGATGCCCTTCGCCTTTCCGATTGCGGTTCCCTCAGAACAGTTTGTGTTCGGGTGCACGTAGTATTTTACCAACGCGGAGACCATGCCATTACCCTTTGCCCCTATGCCGTCAATACGACGACCAGTGAGGGTTCCTTCGATCTCCCTTGCCCGTAACATCTTAGACATCGCGCTCGACCGAGAAGTTTTTAATTCGTGCATGACAAACAGTAATTGTCCTTCAAAGTCTTCAGGAGGTCTTGCCGGTGCCAGTCTTCCAACGTAGGCATAGAACCTTGCAGCGCGGGGAGTGCCTTCTTGCCATCCACCGATACCCACGCCGTTGCCTTTCTGTGCTGGGTCGAGATTACTTATAGTAGATAGAACACCGGTAATTGCTGATGCCTGTTTTGCGTTAAACCCGTTGTCGATGAAGTATCGCGCGACGTCACCCTCTGGTAAGGAAGGTGTGGTGATAATAGGGTCATTCGCTTCTGCGTTCGATTGCTCGAAGTAATACGCAAATGGATTTGAGGCAGGGTCTTGTCTGTTGTTTGCTTGGACGCTGGTCGGGAACTCAATGCGAGGCATGCTACCCATAACCATTGGCAACTGTGACGTTACCCCATCAAGGAAGAAACCAAACACCAATGCGCCTGGAAGTATCTGCGCCGCTGTTCCGTAACCAGAAACACCGTATGTGTCAGTCGGGTTCATCACCTGCGCCCATGGCAGGTCGCGTTGCGGGATCTGGTTTACATCTTCAGAGTGGATTCCGTGGATGCGGATCTTAACTCTGCCTTCCAAACCATAAGGTGGCGTGTTGTCGATTACCGTTCCTATGAACCATCGAACATCGTCACCGTAGTATTCTTGATTGATCGATCTCATGATAGTTCCGGTTTACCTTCTGCGACTTTAGTGACGGAAAGCACCACGTCGTGCCTCGAACTCGTAAAAATATTTCTAACTTTATGTATAAGGTATGTTCCAGACAATTCTTTGTTGGCAGTCTCGCCATTCCTAGGATCTTCAACATTGGAGTTTTGGAATTCAATATCAACCAGATCACCAACCGTGGCAGCAGACTTTTGCTTGACCAGAAGTGCAAAGAAGATAACGCCAGGAAGCGTAACGTCGATCATATTCTTATTCATCATAGACTTGATCGAGTTGGTGCGAAGTTTGTTCAGTGCCTGCGACTGATCGAATACATCGTGATAACTATTGACCGTGCCATACGTGCCGAAAGAAGTTATCGTGTTAAAGTATCGGTGATCCCACTCATCGCTCTTCTTGGTGTCGCCCTCGTACTCCAACGTTTGTTCTGTGTCAAAGACGTTCTGTTCGCGAGAGTGCATCATGCCGGCACCTTCCATTTTCTCCAACAGGTCGGAAACCTTAAAGTGCCTAGAGTATCTTTGACTCGTGAAGACGTCATAAGAACTCATCATGGCACCTGCTGCGCCTTCTTGCATCATCTTCATTTGGTCTTGAACGTTCTCGACAGAGAAGTCTTTGACAATAACTGCCTGCTCTTTCAGACTCTTTCCCGCGACTTCTTGTCCGCGAGATTGCGAGTACAGAAGAGGCAGTGACTGGTTAAACGGGGTCTTGTTCAACAGGTACTCGAGGTCACCGAGGCGCAACTTGTCTTTGCCATTCTCTTGATCGTAAAGGGTCGCATAGACATAGTACGGCGCACCGATGGCAGTAGATGCTCGGTCAATCAACCACTCAACAGTCTCCAGCGGGGAGATGTATGGTGTGATGACTCTTATAGGATCTTGCCTCGTTGGTTCGTTGCCGGTGAAGTCCAGCATGTTCAAGTCTGTGTCGAGGTGGTTTTCTAAAACTGCTTCACAGATGTCTTCGATCTTTCCCGTGTACGAGCGAGAGATCTTAATTCCCTGATCTCTATATGCGTGAGGGGAGATGCAGTTTATGTGATAGATCTCTGATCTCTCACCGCCCTTCTGGACTTGAACAAGAGATACTATGTTGAACTTGTGAGTAAATGAAGCGGAGAGAAACTCCTTTTCGACGCCTTCAATCGTTATCTCTATTTGCTCAGAACCCTTGATCTTCATTTCGTTGAAGGTTCCAGCATCATCCATGATAACGAGTTGTGCGGTGACATATGCCTTCTCTAGATCTTCGAAGAAAGAAAGTTCCCCGATCATCTGCTTGAGGTCATACTCGACACCCAACCGCTCAGCAGTTATGACTGCCTTCGATATTTTAAATTCTTGACCGAATACTTGTTTCGACATTATTATTACCTAGACTTCAACAAACGGTTGAACTCGCTGAGAACCTGATTTATGGAATCAGGTTTGATCACTTGGATAGAACGAAGTTTGTCGTTCTCTTCTCGCAGTCTTTGGAAATACGAAACAGACTGTTGAGTCGTAACGGAAGTCCAATCAAATGGGTACGGTGCTGTGGAAGACCATTGAGGTTTGACCCATTCACCTTCTGCTGTCTCGTAATGGTGAGGTGCATCCCACTGATCGTAAACCTCGACGATGGCGACAGATTCGATTACCGTTGGCGTGGTGATAAGACCTGCGGTCAAGTTGTCAGCATCTTCCTTACTGATGACAGAAACCGTCGAGGTTTGTGTCGTTTTGCCGGAAATGTTGATGTGAATCAACCCAAGGTCTTGGTCGATTCGAAGTATCTTGCCTAAGCGATTATCTTGCTCGAACCAGACGCATGCTCCCACGACCACTGCTTGTGCTGCTGAGAGAGGACGGGTCGAGAAGTCACTGTTGTCAACGGCAACGCCGTCGGAACGAACAACGATGTTAGGATAGTATTCTTGTGCTTGTGAGTAGATCTGAGAGTTTGATATTGGCCATCCTTGCTCACGGACAGTATCGTTCATCAACCAGAAAGTCCAGTAGAAATCAGTCGAACCGTACAACTTGAAAGAAGCGTGATCCGGTCTTTCGTTGTTCTGTATCTGGTAACTCTGGTAGAAAGAAGCATACTCCTTGACTTGGTCAATGGCGTCAATGTACACGCTCAGGTCTTGAAACTCGACCAGAGGTTCGTTATCGCCAAAGGAGTAGTTTACCTTTGGGAAGTTTTCAAAGAATTTGGTTGACATTAGAATCCTTCTCCAATTTTATCTCTATTCAGTGCCCTGCTCTCAGTGAAGGTCAGGTTTAGATCGATCTCAGAGAAGTAACCGCTTCCTGCGTTGTCGAGGATGCTTTGGTTTGTTGGGTTATACGACACCGAGCACGCTTCAAGGTAAGACTCATCAACCTTTGGACCTTCGATGGTGGTCCCGTTTGAAAAGAATTCCATCGTGAAGGTATTTGGAAACTTGTATCCCAAAGAACCGCCCGATCCACCTGCTACATCTTCAGGGTACATCTCAGTCCTAAACTTCTTGATTATGTCCTTTATCGTTTCCGCTTCGCTGGCACTGGTAGGTATCAACTTAAATGAGAATTGGAACGATCGCAAACTCACCTGCTTGAAGAGAGCGCGGGTGTTTGGGTTTGGTGCTGTCTTGTTTCGTGTCCTAGCGGCAGCGCCTGCTCGGTCAGAAAACTTTTTAGCGACTTCGGAAAGTATCAGTCCTTGCCCTTCTTTGGTGGTGAGGATATCGGAAGGGGTTCCTCCCTCAAGTCCACCGGTGGCGGCGATACCAAGTGCGCCAAGTCCAATGTTTTCGTATTCGACTTTGTCTGCAAACTGGACTCCAGCAGGCATGTATAGTTCTACGACATCTCCTACCGTGCCTCCGTTGCCGTCCTTACAGGTGAACCGCATCATAGCAGGATACGAAGTCTGATCTTGTGGAAATGTAAGTGCCATCTAAATTCTCTTCTAAATAAGGTTATACCCTGTGAGTTTATTTATACAGATGGCGAGAACATATAAAGGAAAATATACGGTCAAAAACCCCAAGAAGTACAAAGGGGATGTGGACAAGGTCGTATTCAGATCAAGTTGGGAGCGTTCGACCATGGTCTACCTTGATGAACATCCTGGGGTTGAACAGTGGAACAGCGAGGATTTCGTCATCCCGTATTACTACGATGTGGATAAGAAGTGGCACAAATACCACATGGACTTCTGGATAAAGTTTACCAACGGGAAAGTGTTGCTCGTAGAGGTCAAACCCAAGAAGCAGACTGAACCCCCGAAAGCAAAGAACCCAAAGTCAAAGAGATCCCTCAACGAAGCATTTGCTTACATCAAGAACCGCAATAAGTGGGAAGCAGCAGAGCAGGTTGCAAAGGACAACGGGTATGGGTTCGACATCTGGACAGAGATTGAGTTGACC